GCAGTTCAACAAAAAACATCAGTGCATCCAAGTACATTAAGAGGATTTGTTAGAGAACAGATCCAAGACTTAGGCAAAGATGTTCCTGCTGAATTGTTTGGAACTTATGTAGCAAATAAAACAAAAATAACCACGAAGGAACAATCATGATAGAAAAACAAAAAGCGATGACGCAAAAAAAAGATAACCTACCGTCTCAAATTAATCTTGAGCAGATGGCAGGTCAGGGTCAAGAGTTTGTAACAGCTCGTGATCAAAAATTACCAATACTTAAAATACTCTATGCTAACTCTCCCGTATTAGATGAGACAGATGGAAAATATGTTGAGACTGCAAAACAAGGAGATATGTGGAGTGAAACTTCAGGTAAGGTATGGAAAGGTAAACAGGGTGTATTAGTTGTACCTTGTTTATATATAAATACTTTTAATGAATGGAAAGATAAAGGGGATAGTCCTGGTAGACCAGTTAAGATACATACTGATCCATCTATCATGTCTCAAACCACAAGAGGTACAGACAATAAGGATAGATTAGAGAATGGTAACTATGTAGAGGATACGGGTAATCACTTTGTTTACATCTTGGATGAGAATTATAATCCGATGGAACAGGCATTGATAACTATGAAATCAACCCAAAAGAAAAAATCTAAAACATGGAACTCAATGATTCTTTCAAGAAGAAGACAGGGTAAGAACGGTATGTTCAATCCTCCATCATGGTCCACGGTATATAGATTAACAACCACAAAAGAATCTAATTCACAAAATTCTTGGTACGGTTGGGTTGTCGACTTTGATAAATTTTTAGATACGGCTGATAGTCTTAAAACGCTTGAGACTACACAGGCATTTTATCAAAGTGCTATGAAAAGTGATATCTTTGGTAAGGTCGATTTTACACAAGATCAAATACAGAAAGATACTAAAGAGGGTGTTCCTTTTTAATATTTTTTTATGGAGGAGCAACTCTTAAAAATATTTGAGGGTAATTCTGAACTGTTCATCACTACCTCTCTAACAGGAGAGGTGGATGAACGGGGAAAGACAGTTGGACAAACACTCACGGTCCACGAACCTGTTACTCTACAAATTTGGAAGGAACATCTTCAGGGTACCAAAAGAATTGGTATCAAACCTGAAAAAGATAATAAATGTAAGTGGGCTTGTATCGATATAGACCCACACAACTATAAACAATATAATCAGAAAAAAATTGTAGATATAATCAAAGAATTTAATTTACCTTTAATACCTATTAGATCTAAGTCAGGTGGCCTCCATTTATTTTTATTTTTAGATGATTGGTATCCAGTAAAAGATATTTTAAAAAAATTGCACCAATGGAATAATGATTTTTTCCAAGCACAAGAAATTTTTCCAATGAACAAATGTTTAAATATGCCTTACTTTAATATGAATGCTACAACAGAGTTTGCATACACTAATGATAATACTCCTGTAATGATTGGAACTTTCTTGCAATTAGTTAAAGAAAAAACTTTGTCTCTAGAAAGTCTTTTAAAAATTAAAGTAAAAGACTACGAACCTGAGAGTGATTGGAAACAGTACCCTCCGTGTTGTCAAAAAATGATCTCGGAAAAATGGTCAGGCAATCATAGAAATGATTTATTATTTAATATTGGTGTTTTAGAGATGAGAAAATCAGATGGTAATTTATCTAAGAAAGAGATAACGCAAATACTTTTACAAAGAAATAAGGAGGTTTTTACCACGCCATTAGATGAGAGAGAAGTAGTCAATACTGTTGCTAATTCAGTAAGTAAAAAAAATTATAATTTAAGATGTAATACACCTCTTTGTGATAAGGATAAATGTAAATTTAGAAAATTAGGAATTGGTTCACAAGTGCCTGATCTTATAGATGATTTTGAAGAAATAGAATTTATAAGATCTACAAAATCTATCGAATACTCTTTTTTGTTTCAAGGCGAAAAAATTATTATTGGTCCTGAAGATATGAAAGATGAAAAATCTTTTAGAGTAAGATTATTAAGATATGGTATATACTGGATTACTCTACCAAAACCAAGATCAGGTCCATCCCCTTTTGAGATGCTTATGTCAACTATAGTCAAGAAGGCAGTAGAGAATGAAAAGATGAAGTTTGAAGATACCCTTGGTGAAGAGAAATATAATTTTCTTAAAAAGTTTTTTGAAAGCCATATAGAAGAAGATGATTTTGATAAACTGCAGGATAATTATGTTGTACTAGATTCTAAAACAAATGTTTGTTATTTTAAAAAAATTACTTTTGAAAAATTCCTTGGTAATAATAAAACCTTTAAAAGTGCAGCAGAGGCTATGCATCTATTAGGTTGTGAAAGAATTGATTATCATGAGGGTGTAAAAAATGTATGGTCTGTTGAGATGCCTAAGTTTGTAGATTATAAAAAACAAGAAAAAAAAGTTAGTAAGAAAACAGTATCGGAGATGGATGACGAATTCCACACAGGAAAATTTAGAACTTAAAATACTTAAAGAATTATATCACAAAACGATTAAAATCTTTGGTCCACCAGGAACAGGAAAAACCTACACATTAATAGAAAAAGTTTTAAAAGGTTATTTAAGAAAAGGTATAAGACCAAATGAAATAGCTTATTTATCTTTTACTAATAAAGCAGTTAATACTGCAGTCTCTAGAGCTTTAGAATCTTTTCCACAATATAGTCCTGATGATTTTTCAAGATTTAAAACATTACATACATATTGTAGAAGATATTTTCCTGAAGAGGTATTTGATCCAAAGGACTGTACAATTGATTTTGCATTGCAGACAAAAGTAATTAAGACTTCAGATAAAAGATTAGCAGATGATAATTTTATGTATAAGGATTGGTCGTTAGGTGTATACAGTAAATCTAGAAATTTGTTGATATCTCCAGAAGAAGCATACAAAAAAGAAAGTTACAAACGAGATTCATTAACTGTTTTTTTAAGAAAGATAAGCACATATGAACATTACAAAACAGGAGGAGGTGAAAGATCATTTATAGATTTTGATGATATGATAGAGAGAGCAATAAAGGAAATAGATTTTCCACCTTTAAAAGTTTTAATATTAGATGAGGCCCAAGACTGTACCCCACTTCAATGGTCGGTAATATATAAGATGGCCCCTAAAGTAAAAAGGATCTATCTTGCAGGTGATGATGATCAAGCAATATATAAATGGAACGGTGCAGATCCAAAGTATTTTACAAAATTTTTTCCAGGTCGTAAGGTAAAATTAAGGAAGACACAAAGATTTGGTGAGGCCATACACAGATTTTCTCAAGTAATTAGAAGAGGTATTAGTGATAGTGAAGAGAAAGAATATTTACCAGGTGGCACTAAAGGATTTGTTAAAGCTTATTTATCTTTTAAAGAGATACCGTTTGAAAAGTTGAAAGAAGATTGGTTTATCTTAGGTAGGATAAATGAAACAGTTAATCAATTAAGAATGTTAGCCAAAGATGCAGGGCTATACTTTAAGGATAATAAGGGTACAAAATGTTTCGACCAAAAACAATGGGATGCAATTAAATCATGGACAACAATATCAAATAATAAAAAAATAGATAAAAAAGGTGCAAGAAATATGTACAAATTTATTAGGGAGTTAGAAGACCCTGCCTATCGATTAGATAAATTTTGGAGAGCTGAACCTGATTTTAAAGAATATGACTTTCAAGCTTTAAAAGAATGGTGTGGTTTAACTTTAGATAATAATCAAAAAAATAAACCATGGTATTGGATATTAAGGAGAAATTTTAAACCAAGACAAGTTAGACATTTTATTAGGTTGTTAAGAAGATATGGTCAAAAAGAATTAGACAAAGATCCCTTAATAACTATTGATACTATTCATTCTGTAAAAGGGGGAGAAGCGAATCATGTTGTGTTATATGGTAAAGGCAATTATCCATCAGATTATTCAAATAAAAATAAACAGGAAAAAAGTGATGAACGCAAAGTTTGGTATACAGGAGCTACAAGAGCAAGAAAAACTTTACATTTGTTGAGATCTGATTATAAATTCAACTATCCTATTGGACAAGATTATTTAGTTTATATACAGGAGAAAAATGACAAATAAAGATATGTTTGACGAAGCATTCCCAAACGATAAACAAGTAGGAGGGTCTCATTATATAAAAAAATTTGTTATTCAACCATGGACATTTATTAGAAAAAATAATCTTAATCCATTACAAGCAAATATAATTAAATATGTTTGTAGATATTTACTTAAGGGCAATCCTTTACAAGACTTAGAAAAAATTAAACATTATTGTGATTTAGAAATAGAACATCTTAAAAATAAAAAAGATGAAAAAAAACAAAAAAATTAAATGTTGAAAATGAAATTAATTATGGTGGTCTTTGTTATGTTAACAAGTTTATCAGGGTGCACGAAAGACTACGACCTAAACCCATACACAACACTATTAAATCAAATTATAAAACATAATGTTCAAAACTAGAATTATAAAAAATTGGTTACCAAAAGATTTACATGAATTTTTGTTAAATTATTTTTCATATGGAGTGCCACATCATTTTGGGCACGGCTCTGTTCAACACCCTGAATTACCTGATAAGTATCAATTTTATAATCATTATTTTATGGGTAATCCCTTAGTAGATTACTTGAAGTTTAAAATTTTAAATGAATTTGGTTCTAAAATAGAAATTTTAAGATCCTACATAAATGTTCAACATCAAAATATGGAATCAATATTTCATAAAGATGATGGTAATGTAACAATTTTATATATGGTATGTGGGGAGGGTAATTTTCAAATAATTAATGATTATGAGGTTACAGGAGAAAACAAATATTCGATGGGAAAAATAAACCCTAAAGATATGGAAGATATAGAATTTGAAAATAATAAACTTATTATATTTGATGCACAAAGACCTCACAGGGGGAATCCACCTAAAAAAGGTATGAGAATTACTTTAGCATTTAAAACAAATTGGATTACAAATGAGTAATGGTTTACAATTGACCCTAACTTTTAAAAAATCTATGTGGAACACGCCTCTAGAATATAAAGACCTTTCTTCATATAAAGAAATAGCAATAGATTTAGAAACCCGTGACGAGGGTTTGAATAATAAATTAGGAGCAGGTTGGGCTCTTGGTAAAGGAGAGATAGTAGGTTTCGCAGTGGCAGTAGAGGGTTGGAAAGGTTATT